GTTGGTGCTGATCAGTCTAAATGTAATGGTACTGCCTGTGATATTCACAGGCTTTTCGTCTTGATTTACAAATTCAAATAGTATGACGTTGTCTACGCCACGATGTATCTTTAAGTTTTTTGTGTACACAGGTTGCCACCTCCGGTCAAAGTACGCACCACTGGTATCAATCAATAATACCTGTTGTTTTTGCTGATATAAATAGGCAGTGGTAGAATACATAATAATAATTTCCTAAAGATATTTATGGGCACAGAAATTTTCAATAAAATAGCAGAACGTTACCCGTTTATCATGTTTTGCACCTACGCAGGCAATGAATACATTGGCGTGGTTCAGAATTGTGACGACGATGTAACTACTATCTACGATTATGGTAACATAAAGCACACAGATCTAAAAAAACTGTTTTTAGAACTGGCCAATGTGTGGTGGTGGGAGTCCAATCGAAGCATACCTATAAACATCTTTCTCAAGCAAGATTGGGATGTTTTTCGCCCCTATCTTCGAACTTTTGTCAACAAAGATCTAGAAATATTGCACGGACCGTGCACCAGTCTCACTGATATATCTCGCAAGAAAAGCAAGCGTAAATCTATTACTTTAGTTAGACGTATCGAGTAAACGCATATGCAATGCCACTAACATAGCATAGCTAATGGCATGGCTTTTCTTAAACACAAATCCGCGGCTTGCATCACCATCCCACACAGATTCAAATACGTCGGCCCAGGGGCGGTTCTGTAAATGTGCTTTACCAGGCCGGATTATTGAAATAAATGCTGCCATTCTAGGTATCGAGTCTGGACGCATAGTAGACAAAAGCCCAGTGTAATTGCCCACATGAACTAGCTGACTTGCCCATTCAGGATTGTCCCATAATTGTTGCCATCTAGGTTCTTTTTCCAACATTTTTTGATAGTGATCTGGACTGTCAATCAGTTGATACACGCTCATGTTTAACAAATCAATCTTGAAATATCCTCGTTGTTCTGCTTCTTCATAGTCTATGGCGGCACATTTATTCACTGGATCATACGGAATGTTGGTAACATACACACCTGAATTATGTTTACGATCTTGCTGTCTTGCTGATATGTGTTGTATTAGATCTAGTATTTTAGAGCGGTCAGCAAAATCGATGTCAATATCTGCACTCATGATTTTTTATGGTATCCTTGATTTAATAAAAACTCTTCAATTTGTCTGCGAGGATGATTGCGATTTAAATTTTTAAGAACATCTCGATTGTGCAAAACTATAGGAGTTATTTTTTTCATTATAGACTGAAAATCCTGTTTACACAACCACACAGCTTGTTCAAGCGCCTGTGTCCAGCGTTGCTCATTGTCTTGTACAGTATCGTAGGTTTCGTCAATCACAGTATCAAACGTTTTGAACCCCAGTGATCTAAGATTTTTAAGATAGTGCTGTCCACTGATTACAATAAACATTCTATAACCCAACATAGGCTTGACTATTTTTTCTGTAAAAAAACTAAAATCATTGTGAAATTCAGTTTCGCAGACCAAGCTAAAAGAAGTTTTTTTGTAGACCTTGAACGGTAGAACCTGACTTAAATTCATTTCAATGCCATGATATTGACATCTATATTTTTGCTCTGGGTCAACTATCATGTCATCTTCCCAAAAGTCTGACTGATTTAAATTGTACTTGACAACCTGGTCGCCAACTTCTGTGTTAAAAAACGGAGATTGGTAAAACCAGTCATGATCATTGTACTGTGATAAAAAATTATAAACAAAACGTCTGTGTGGAGTGGGCAGACCAAACAGTGTATCGAATTTATACGGTTTTTCTACAAACGGGAACAACCTCTGCTGACACAAATCATTTAAATCGTCAAGATAATGAAATGCTGTGCTCTGGAACCAAGTTGTGTCAAGCAATGTGCGAGCATGCTCCATTGGTTTATTAAAAATACCATTGATGACAAAGATAAAATTACCTTGGTCAAGTTGTCTTATTTTAAGATAAAGATTATAAAACAGTTCCATCGACTGCACCACTACTAAATCACAGAAACTTAATCGTTTGCAAATGTGCTCAAAGTTTTCTAAATTATTGTAGTCTGGTTCTAAAAAAGCAATCTTAATTTCATGCGAATCTTGTATAAACTGAGTTTGTGTTTCATAAGAATAATAAAACACCCGAGTGTGATCGATGTTGTCTAAATTTTTTACATCATCTTTATCAATATAAATTGCAACACTCATTACCAACCTGCTTTCTTTAAGATCTCGCTGACGTATTCGCGATCAGCTGGATATTCCAAAAACTTACGTTGCCAAAACTCTGGGTCTATCCACAACCATAAAATTTTAGTTTGATCAGGATTTATTTCGTCTAGAAATTTCTGTCCACTTTTGCAGTTGTACACTATCCACGCACTGATACGTCCTGTTGATATAGCATAGGTTACGGCATTGTCGTTGCCATATCTTAGAATATCTTGTGCAGGATGACCTGTTTTTTCTGACCAAGTTAAACTATATTCTATTGCTCGTGTCAGTGCATCCGTGACATTCTCTCGGCGCAGGTAGTCTGTGAGATATTCTGTGTACACAGTGTCGCGGCACCAGTGATCAATCTTTTTATTTTTCTCAACCACCCAGTCAACAAAACGTGCTGTGTTTACAGCATTGATTGCGATACAATATCGTCCAAATTTAACAAAAGCACGGTAGTATGGTGATCGAGCAAAATCATCAAACGTTTTTAATTTGGCACTGCCTTGAGTCATTGTATAGAAACGCAGATAAGCCTGAAGTCCTAACTGTACTCCTCGCTCATTTTGTTCTTGAAATCTACGTTTTTGCTCGCATAAATGCACAGCAAGACTGGACTCTCGCTGAAAACTTTTTTCACAATACTTGCAAACAAATTCAATCTTTGTCTGGACGGCCGTGTTCACGCAATAATTCCTTGATATCTTTCTTGGTAACAAATTGTGCCAGGAGCTCTATGTCTGCAGTTTTCATGTTAGGATAAAAATCCAACAAGGCTTTTTTGACTTCGTTGGTTCCAGCGTCTTTTTTCTTGGGAGCAATCCACTGATGCCGATGTGTGCCCATGTCTGGACTTACTGTTGTGGCACATAACCATTGTAGCTTGGGATGTTTGCTAAGTGCAAAGAAATACTTGTTTAATCGCTCGTTGGTAGCAATCAAATAAAATTCTTGCAGTTCTTTTGAACCTTGTACTGCCGACCCCCAACGTATCATAAGGTAGTTAGAAAACTTTTTCTTTTCTTCTTCAGTGAGTTCTTCGTAAAACTTTCTGTTCTTACGATCAAACTGTGACATTTCATTTTGTATTGATAGTTTTTCCATTACCAGGCTTTGTTATAATCTACAACTTCACAGTTTCTACTGATATCTTTGACAAAATAAACACATGCAGGTTTATCATCATTGGTCAACGGAATACACAGCATCTGTCCATTCTTTAATTTTGGTGCATGCCATGCTACATCGTGATACACATCTATTATCTCAATGTCAAGAAAACTAGCAGAAAAACTACTCAACGGATTAAACTGAAAGGCTTTAAAACCTCGATCGTTGATTGATGTCAACGGTAACATTTCTAAGTCGCCAAGATCTGGCTCACCAATTAAGATTTGCCAATCGATAGGCATTTTAATCTGATGCTGACCCACCCGTAGTATCAAGGCCGGAGAATTAAAACTTTCTAAAAAAATCAGCGGAATATAATAATAATCTGGATCTTTGGGATCAGAGTTGTCTAAGATTGCAAACCGCATGTCATCTACTTCTTCTGGCAGTGTATCTAAATCATAAGCTGTGTTATCTAATGTTAGTATTTTCATATTATTCATTATACAATATAATTTTGTTGTCCGCGACCTAATATCACACCATAATCGCCGGTCTGCAATAATCCAAAATTCTGGCCCAACAAGTAGGGCACTACAGCGCCACCTTTGCCTATAAAAACTCAGTTGTATTCATATGTGTCATCAACACAGACCACGCACTGGGCACTCATGTGTGGCAATAAATTAACCATCTGTGTAATGTGTGACGTTTGACTGTTAAGATTGGACATGGTAATACCTTGACTGCTATACCACTCACGTTGTTGTTCTATCATTTCACTCTGACGGTTGGTACTCCAGTCCCAATCAAAATTGTCCAAGTACAATGCTTTTATGGCAGGACCTGAATACTGCTTGCTCCATGCTGTGCCTTCGGCTAGGACAAACTCTACCAACGGCACATGCTCGGGTGCGACAGTCTTTCGCAGTCTAATACCAGCACCTGGGTCAAGATCCACAGTAATAAATTGCATGCTGTGAGTATTGGCAAGATCTGCAAAGTAGGCACTGCTACCTTCCCAACGGTCACTACCAATTTCTACTATGACTTCACCATTGAATGTTCCTGACAAATGTCTACCCACTTGTTGATATAACTTACCCATGCGTCATCCACTCTAGTTTTTCTTGCGTGAATGGATAGCGGGCTTCTTTGTAAAATTGTTTGCGCTTGGTCAAGTGACGTTTGGCAAATTTACAAGTTGATGTTATGTCCCAGATTTGGACGT